CATCCACCAAGGCAGGGAAGACAGCCTCACATATCATTTGGCTCTTTGAGCAGTCTCTGCAAGGTAAGAAAGGACAGTCATTCTGGTGGGTTGCTCCCGTCTACGGTCAGGCAGAGATAGCATTTCGACGATTCAAACAGCAATGCTCACACCGGCTGTTCGATGCCAATGAATCCAAGTTAAGACTCACTCTCCCCACCGGTGCGATGCTTGAATTTAAGTCAGCAGAGAAACCCGACAATCTATATGGTGACGATGTATATGCAGCCGTCTTCGATGAATTCACCCGGGCAAGGGAAGAAGCCTGGTTCGCTCTCCGGTCCACCCTTACCAAGACAAGGGCAAAATGCAAGTTGATTGGTAACGTGAAGGGGAAGAAGAATTGGGGATACAGATTAGCAGAACGCGCAAGGCAAGGTGAGGATGGTTACGAATTCCACAAGATAACTGCATGGGATGCTGTCGCAGCCGGTATATTGGAGAAAGAAGAAGTAGAGCAGGCAGAGCGAGACCTTCCGGCCCATGTCTTCAAGGAACTATACTTAGCCGAACCGGCTGATGATGATTCCAATCCATTCGGCCTGGAGCATATCAATGGCTGCATTGAACCATTGGCAGCAGGACCGATTGAATACTATGGTGTGGATTTGGCGAAGAAGAAAGATTGGACCGTCATCATCGGCCTCAATTCACAGCGGAAGGTAGCGTATTTTGACCGATTCCGGAAAGATTGGAAGGCCACCAGGGAAGAGATACAGCGGATAGTCGGGAAGACTCCGGCTGTGATTGACTCCACAGGTGTGGGCGATCCAATTGTAGAAGACCTACAGAGAGTATGTCCGCGCATTCAGGGATTCAAATACACTGCCATCAGCAAACAGCAGCTCATGGAAGAGTTATCAGCCGCCATCCATGGAAGGGAAATCATCTTTCCTGATGGAGCAATTGTAGACGAGCTGAAGAATTTCGAATGGACGCACACCAGGACCGGTATCAGCTACAATGCTCCGGAAGGTCTTCACGATGACTGCGTCAACAGCCTGGCTCTTGCGCTGCATTGCTCCAGAGTAAATAAGAAAGGACTATTCCTGCTCACATGAAGACTCCTATGGAAGTGATGGCAACAGCCCCATGGTGCGAGATGGTGTGCAAGAAATACTCTCCGCTGCATTGGAAGGATCTCCGACAGGAATTGTTCCTGCTGATTGCGACAGACCTACAAGACAAGGCACAGAAAGCCATGGACAATGGATACTTTGAATTCTTCTACATCCGCTGTGCCAGCAATCTATCCGGCTCTGGTGGAAGGATAGGAAGAATCAACATCGGAGGAGAAGACATTGCAGATTGGGAATTGGTTTCCGAATTGCCCGATGATAGAAGGCAGGCAATTGAGGGAGATGTGCAGGAGAAACTTGATGCGATCGCCCTGGTGCAATCGGAGCAAGATTGGTATGAATCCAAATTAGTGGAGATGTACCTGGATGGTTGGTCAGCCAGGAAGATTCATCGCACTACCAAGATTGCCCTGAATGAAGTGTGCAGAGTCATCAACACCTTCAAGAGACGCTGCCACGAGGAATACAAATAGGGAAGGCACTGCCGTGATTTACATTCTCAACCGCCATCATTGGTAGGTAGATTGCTCTACTCTTTTTCTCGGTCTTACTATGCCTCCCTATAAATAAGAATGGCCACCCTTGCGGATGGCCACCTTAGTCAACCTAAGACAACTATGAACCTTGCAAATTTAGGAGATTGACAGCGAAGTCAGAACACCTGATTGAACAATTTGTGGCGGTTCTTTCTCGCTATGGGTAAACGTCAGATCGAATCCGGTCATGTCACCCAAGGCAACACCCGACATTGAAGATCCTGCCGTCATATCCATTCCGCGAGAGAGACCCATTGCCCAATACTGCTCTGCATTGGTCTTCACGATTGCCACCAGACGAGCGACAGACAGCAGCTTCACTTCATTGCGCTTGGCAGTAGAGAGCTTCCGCAGCTTGATATTCAGCTCTGTGCTGTTGAACACCGTGCCATTCTCCACGCTCGGAGTGATGGTGTTGGTGAAACTCGCTGTGTCCTTGGGCAATTCATACTTGAAGAACGCTTTGCCGCCTGTCAGAGTCAGGGCTGAGATCTCACCCGATGCGCTTGTGTAACTTGATACAGCTTCGAATTCGACAAGCCAAATCTTGTCCACACCACCTACGCTGTCCTTACAGTCATGGGAAAATCCGGTCGTTAAAATACAGCTCATGGTGTCAGATTAGAGTGAGAAAAACACAATTTGGTCGGGGAAAGCTACCTGTGTTCCATATTTGAAGTTGGCATTGAATACCACATTCTTCTTGATGGGATCGTAGATGAATTCGTAGTCCTCTTCCTCATTCATCATGTCTGTTCCGAGGAAGTAATTACCCCAATAAGACAGATGGATTTTGTTGCTTCCGCTCAGACCGGCAAGACCGTAGATCTTGATTCCGCTCAGGTGATGAGTGATTTCAAATGGATTGTCCTGAACACCTGAGTAGTGGAACAGATTCGCGCCCACCAGGTATTCTTTGTAAAGCTTGAAGGTATCAACACCCATGGCGATGAACACATCTTGACGCTTCAGCACAGCAGTCGGAGCAAGGCTGTACATCTTAGCCAGAGCATCATCGATGTTGGAAGAAGTCAGCGAAGTCAACTTAGTCCATCCGCCACCGGTGGTAGGATTGCCTTCTATCGGGTCACCTGCTCCACCGAATCCGAGAGCAGTGAGGATGGTGTTGAATCCATCGAACTGATTGTTTGCGATGGTTCCCTGCCAGATGTCTTCTTCCAGAGCCTGAGCAATAGAGGCAGCTTTCTCAGTGCCGATCTGCTCAGCAAAGGGAACTTCATCCTGCTTACTGCCTGCCTTCATATAATTCTGCATCCACTTCTTTTCCAATGTCTTGGGGCAGAGAGTCTCATACACCTGAATATCACCTACGCTCAGTGTACGAGCTGTGAAATTGGTGCTGCCGGAGCTTGACGGTTCGCAGCCTGCGGCTTGGAAGAACACATCGGATGACAGGATGTTGAGGTTGTCGGAAACTTTGATTCCAGGGATAACTTGACCGGCTCCTTGCAAGAGCGCGGCTGTCTCGCCACCAAAGAGAGCTTTGGTCAGAATGGGGAGGGAATCCTCTTTGCCCCAATCATTGAGACCTACGACGGTAAATGCCATGGTTTATTGCTTGTTTTTAAGATTTTTGAGTGCCTGTGAGAATCGTGCGAGTGATTCTTCTTTCTTGTCTGCGGAAGGCTTGACGGCCTTTACCGGTTCTGCTGCGGGAATGGCTGAGAATTGCTCAATCACTTCCACGGTCTTGGCCTGTGCTTCGGTCAATCGCTCCACTGCTTCCACCAATCGCTTGATGACAGATTCCTGGTCACCGAATTTGCTCAGCCATTCATTACGGAGTGCATTGAATTCATCACTCATCGGAACTTCTTCCACATCTTTCTCGTCGATGGCAGTGATAACACCACCTTCAGTAGTTACGAGCAGACCATCAGAAGTTTCATGAGTGCCGTCAGGAGCAGGAACATATTCGCCCTCCGGAGTCTGCACTTCCAGAACAGAACCAATTTCCAAGGAATCGCCAGGGAATCGTACAACAGTGCCGTCCACCAATGTGGATTCGGCAAAAGCTACAGCCGGTTCTTCTTCCTGTACGGAGAATCCGAGTAGCTTCTTAATTTCTTTCAATTTTGATAACGCGTCCATTTCTGATAATGTATTAAGAGTAAGATTGTCGCACTTTGCAAGGATGGAGCGCATGGCATCCAATGTCTCTTCAGCCGGATCGGCAGGCTTATCGGTGAAATATCCCTCTACCGAGAATCCTCTGAACTTGCCATCCTTAATATCTTGCCATACCTGGTCATCCTCTACATAGTATGAGAGAAACCAAGAGCCTTCCGGAGCATCAGACCATGAGTCTGGAGGATTGATGCCGCGCTGTTTGTCAATTATAAATGACTCCATCAGGTACATTCCTCCGACCGGCTTGGCATGTTCGGCATTCACGGCATTGTATTTCTGCTGTGTTGCCCATAGCTTGACAGCTTTCCGAATTGTTTCAGCACTGAACTTGACATAGTACAGACTGCCATCATCTGCTCTTCGCATGATTGGCTTTTCCGCTATCATGGCCGGTCCGGTGATAATCCTGCGCTCCTCAGACTCAATGGCGAATGCCAT